TGCCGAAATCACAATGTAGTGTCCACTGGTCATGTCCCCAGTCAGTAGGTTCTTCTAATGCAGAAGCAACCTTATAAGCTAGTAAATCACCATCTACTAACATCATTTTCTTTTTATCTTTGAGAAAACTATTTAAAGTCTTCATAACTTAATCTCCTTTAGTTTTAGTATGTTTGATTTTGGAATTACTGTTGAGTTTCCACCCTCATTAACAGTGCCATCTTCATTAAAGTTGATGTCACCAATAAATACATAGTTGTTTTTAGTTGTAGATAACAACCAACCCATTGTTATACAAACTGCTGTTTTTGATTTTTTTAGTTGTGCAAAATTTTCCCAATTTGAACTACTGCAAATATCAGACCACCAACACTTATAAAATTTATATGGGAAATCATCAGGGTCTATATCTGGTAAGATAATTTTTGATTTTAATAGTTTTTTCATTACACTGCTAAATTAAGAAGTTCTTCTTTTGGTATGATGTGACCTTTACTAGTCCAGTTATCACCACCTTTTTTGATGGGAAACTTTTTCATAATTTTTTTGACTAAGGTGGTAGGTATTAAAACCCAAATATCTTTTTTTCTTTTATCTTTAACTAAACAATATGCTTGATAAGTAGCTTCAGTGACATTTATGCCTGATGGTTTTCCTCTACTTTCTATTTCAACAAATACATTACCAGTCTTTTGACACAATCTATCTGCTTTACACTCTACTAATCCCTCTATTGCTTCTTGAAGTTCGTTTTCTTTCGTTTGACCAAACTTTAGGTCAAGGTCAAATCTGTTAGTGTGTGTCACTCCAATTCTGTCCTACTTTTATCTCTCCATCTAATTCAGTTTTAAAATTAAAATGTTCTTGGGTTTTCTTAAAAAGTCGTTTAGCTATCATTTTAAATAATTCTATTTTTTCTTTTTTAACTACAAACTGCATTTCATCATGGACATGCAAAACCATTGCATAATCTTGACCCCATACAAAACCTTCTTTATGTAATTCTTCGTTAAATATAATTGTGCCTTGTTTAACTAATAAAGCACCTGCACTTTGAATTAATGTATTTAAAGCTGAGTATTCAGCACTTGGTATTAATTTTCTACTATCAAGTCCTTTTATAAAACCATAGTTTAAAAATTTATCTACTACTGCATTTGTAAGATTAGTTAATGCAGGTAATTTATTTTGAAATGTTTCTCTTATTCTTTTGGCTTCGTCATAATTGACTTTAAGGATTTCACCGAGTTTTTTATTTCCTGCACCATAAATGTAAGCATATATAAAAGTTTTAGCTTTAGCACGACTGGATAATCCGAGATTTTGTTGATTGATGGTATGTATATCATCTTCCAAAAGTGTTTTTGAAAAATTTCCATTGTCATATATGTTGAGATAATGACCCAACACACGCAACTCCAAACCAGAAAAGTCAATGCCACACATAACCATATTGGTAGAAGCAGTAAATAAGGAACGAAATTCTTTACCAAATGGTGAACCACTCGCCACACACTGTGCCAAATTCGGTGAATGGTGTGTACACCTACCTGTTCTTGCACCATTTGTAATAACTTTTCCATAAATTTTTCCCTTTTTGTTTAATTTTAAATATGCTTGTTCTCCATCAGCTAGTTGTCCTAATCTTTTTGTAATCATAAGATACTCAGCTAATAGTTCTGCTTCAGGGTAAGACAGTGCTTTTAATATTTTTTCATTAACTTCTGGCTTTCCTGTTGCTGTAAATTTGTTCGGTTTCCAACCTAATACCACTTGCAGTCTATCTGCTATATGGTCTCTACTATTTGGATTAAATATTTCAGTTTTAAATTGCTCTATTGGAACACCTGCTTTTATTCCTCTTTTCTTATTATCTCTTTTATAAGTTTTAAAACCTAATGACTTCTTCCATTCAGGGAAGACTAAAGCTAGTTTATCTCCTAACTCTAATCTTCTCTTTGTAAGGATTGAATGTAGGTTCTGAGCAGAACTCTCATCAAAATTAACACCATATTCTTCTTGCTTTTGTATCCAGTATGCAAACTTATGTTCTAACTCTATTGCATCTTCAGAATAATTTTGTTGAATAATTTCTTTAAATAATAAATGTGTGACTTCAACATCTTTCTCACAGTAATCCTGCATGTCCAATGTCCATTCATCAAAAGTATTATATTCTTGAAAATCTCCTTTTCTTAAACCGACCCTATAACCCCATGCTTCTAATGAATGTTTGCCAAATAATTTAGGTGGTAATTCTTTATGTTTATAATCAAGGTCTAATCTGTTTGTCCAAATTAATCTAGAACATAAAAGAGTATCAAATAATCTTCCTTTAAAATCAAAATTAAATACTTTTCGTAATGCTTTAATATCAAAACCAGTAATATTATGTCCTATTAATACTTCAGCTTTGTTTAACAACTCTAAAGCATCATTTATATTATTAGGATTATATGAATAGACTTCATCAGTCTCTATATCCTTGCAAACTATACAATGTACTTTATCCAGTTTTTCTAGAAACCCATTGGTCTCTATGTCTACTATTAGTTTCATTCTTTAATTTTCTCCTTCTGTAGCAACCACCACAATAATAAATTTTTTTATTATCTTTATTTTCGTAGATGTCTGATTTGCTTTCGCAAAAATCACAATCAGGTCTAACGAACATTATTGTATGAGATGTACTTTTATTTTTTCTATACTTGGTAAAAGAGGTTCAACACCTTTCAGTGCTTTCTCTATGACTTTTTTTGCTTCACTATCACCACAAACTA